GTAATACTAGATCTGGCGATTTTATACATTAAATATGCAAAACAAGTACCGATTAAGGTACCAATAATACATTGAAGTACTGTATGAAAATTAAAAACGACTCTTTGACTCATAATTAATAAAGAAAAAAGTAAATAAAAATATAAAACATTAATTTTTTTAATTGATAAAAAAATAAAAATAGTAGAAAAGAGAGAAGATTGTGAATGACCAGAAGGCATTCCAAATATATCGTGAGGAATTCCATTTTTAAATATGAATCTTTTACCATTAGATAATGCTAAATTAAATATTTTAATATCTTCAGAAGGTCTAGGTTGTTGTATAATTCCTTTAATAATTAAATTTAAAATAGCATTAAAGAAAAATCCAATAATATAATAAAATAATAAATATTGTTTATTCCATAAAAGAATAATAGAGAGAAAAAAAAGAAGAAAAGGTCCATTAGTTCCCAATCGATTCAATAAATAAAAAAATATATTCATAACATAATATATTATTAAATATTAATTCATTGTGTAAGGGGGTATAATACCCCCTAATATTGATATAAACAATCACAAACTAATGTGAAACACCAGTCATTTCCATTTAAGTTTAATACATTACCTTTATCATCTAATAATTGAATAGCCATTCTATCAATATTAACTGGTCCAAAATAAGTTCTAGTATTCTCTTGTAAAGAACCACTAAATTCAACTAATAAAGAACCAGTCGGAACACCAGTTGATGTTTTAATAGGTAATACACCCATAATATCAGATGATGTAGGTGCTTTAGCTAAATAATTAGTTAAATTGTTTTTATTTTTATTAATTTCATTAATAGTGTAAATTTGTGATTGAGTTAAAGTTCTAGGTGCACTAGGTAAAATGAGTTGAGTTGAGGTATATTCTTGATTATATTTATTGGCAATTAATAACCCATTTTGACTATTAACAGTTTGATTATCAAATACAGATTGCTCTATAACTTCATTAACTAATTGTTGTAAAGTATTTGTTTGTTGTGCAGGTGTAATACAAGTATATGGTAAATCTAATGAATAATAGTTGGGTATTTTTAAAGTATGTGAATATTGTGAAATAGAAACAAGACTATTATTAACGTGATTTTGATTATAATCATCAATAACTAATATTAAATATTTGGTTCCATTTAAATCTAAAATAGAAGATGCTGTATTTCCACTAATTTCAATATTAAAATAAGGTAATTTATATCCCATAATCCATCCTAAAGTATTATTAAAATAATGATTATTTTTACTTTTACAATTATTATTACATTGTAAAATTCCAGTAAAATCATAAAAAATAAGAATAGTTGTAGTATCTAATATAAAAGATGGAAATATATTTAAAGGATCATTAAATGTTCCTCCATATAAGAATAATGTAATAATTCCATTATTACTATTATAATAAACAGGAGAATTTGAATTCATACTAACATCATATAAAGGTATATTATATGGAGGAAATGTGAATCCGGCTAATAAAAAAGAAGTATTTAATTGTGCTTGAAATAAAAGAGGAGTATAATTCCCAGGAGGTATAGAAATAGGAATAGAATTATTATTAGATGAATCAATAATCCAAAAACAGGTATTTCCATATGCGGAATCAATAACATACCAACTGAACGGAATTTGATAAGAATATAATTTTAAATTTAAAACATCTTTTAATGTATCAGAAAGGTCTAATGTATAATCAGTAGATGTAGAATCTACTCCAGTAGTATATTGTCTGAATTGACTATCTAAATTAACAAATCGGTTAATAGTATTTTTAAGATTAGGATTTAAAGAGTCTTGTTTAACAGGTAAAATAAATGTATCGGTAGTTGCAATTTGTTCTCTATTCATTGGATTGTGTGTATTTCCAAAAACGTTAATTTTATCTTTTCTTTGAGTGATTTTATTTACTTGATTTTGTTCACTTTGAGTAAGATATTCATTTTCATTCCATTGTGATTCTTGTGTATCACCAATAGGATAAATGGCGTCATCATCATTAGTCATATTTCCAAAACTTTCGATATTATTATTATTATTATTATTATTATTATTATTATTATTATTATTAGGATTGACAATAATTTTATCAAATGTATCATTATGTTTATTGTCTTTAAGATTAGACGCATATTGTAAAAGTTGACTTTGAATATTTTGAAAAAAAACAGAAATTGTAGGATTTTTATTTTTAAATTTATTAATATAAAAATTTGATTTTTGTATAATTTCATTTTCATTAACATTTTCATCTTCAATACCGATGATTGAGATTAGTTCTGAAAGAGTATAATTTGATACATTTGTATCGATATCTGTCATATTATTTATAATTTATAATATAATTTATATTTAATTATAAAATGATTAAATATATAATTTTCTCTCTAAATTATTTAAATAAATAATTCGGAGATATTCTTATACGTGCGTTATTTTTAATAATTGCTTCAAAATGAAACGCACGATGTTCACAATCTTCTTTATCATCTTTACTTAAATCAAAATTTTTACAATTATATTTTATATTTTCTTTTATCAAATATTCTAAAATATAATCAAATCGTAATCTTCCATCATACTTACAATCTATAAATTTATTTGTTATATAAATAGAAAAACCATTAAAAGCAGATAAACACGGAATTAACTCATTTGATGGAGTATTATTTATTATATTCGTAATATATTTTCTACTTTCTATTAAACAATTTAAATGAAAATAACTTAATATATAAGGACTTATTGAAAGAGCCCATATATCATAATAATCTTTTGGATGATGAAATGATAACGCATCCCAATCTTCTCTCTTTAAATATGATTTAAATAAATCTAAATTAATATTATAATTACACACATCATCACAATCCATCATTATAAAATATTTATAATCTATATAATTTTCTTTTATAAATGTTAAACAATGATTTCTACCTAATGCTAATCTATGAGTTCTATAAGGTAACAATTCATTTTCATTAATATAATATTGAAATTTTGAATTACGTAGTTGATATTCTTTTAATTTTTGTAATGTATTATCCGTTGATTTATCATAATATAAAAAAATAATATAATTATCAAATATATTTCCGAATTGTTCCATATTAGCAAATATTTTATCTAAATATCTTCCAACATTTCTTACAGTTCCACATATACAACAATTATTCATATATTTATTAATTATTATTATATATTTATTAACTATTATTTCTCTCTAAATTTTTATAATGAAAAATAAATAATTTATAAATTTCTTTTTTTATATTAATTCCTTGACATATATCTAACTTTAATATTTTCTCTGGAAATATAGTTAAACCAGTTCCTCTTTTTGAATGAGTTTTACCTTTAAATAATATTATTTCTAATACATTTATTAATATTTCATTATAACTCATTATTGTGTCACGATTTATAAAATAATTACCAATATAAATATATCTATTAGTATTTCCATCTGTATGAACTTTATAATATCTATTTGTTACCGTTTTATTTTTAATTAATCCTATACCTTCAATTTTATTAGTAGAATTATTCATTTCTATAACAAATACATTTGAATCATAATAAATCTTTGAAGATAATTCTAATGGAACACAATACATACAAATAAATCCGTGTTTTTTTCTATATTCGTAATTGCAATCACGTGTTTCATTATTAAATCTTCCGGTAACAATTGTATACATTTTGTATTAATCAAATTAAATAGAATATAATATTATTTATATTTAAATACAATTTCAATTTTATTTAAATATATAATATAATGAATTGTTGTATATGCGGACCTGTAAAAAATGTAGGACGTTATTTATCTAAAAATTTAGATAATATAACAAAAATCGGTTCTCTTTTCAATGATTATAAAATTGTTATTTTTTATGATAAATCAAATGATAATACACTACAAATATTAAAAGAATATCAACAAATCAATTCTAAATTATTATTTTATGTTAACAAAAAACCTATATCAACTTTTAGAACACATAATATAGCAATTGCACGAAATTATTGTTTAAATTTTGTAAAAAAAAATGTACAACAATTTCCCTATTTTATAATGATGGATTTAGATGATGTAAATTGTAAAGAAATAAATTTAAATATTTTAAATAAATATTTAAAGAGAGAAGATTGGGATGCATTATCTTTTAATACAAATCCTAAATATTATGATATTTGGGGATTATCTATTCATCCATATTGTTTTAGTTATAATCATTTTGAAAATAATAATAATAATTATACAATAATTCAAAATTATATTACCGCTCTTTTAAATAAATTACCACAAGATCAATTATTACCATGTATCTCATCATTTAATGGTTTTTCTATTTATAAAACAAATAAGTTTTTAAAAACTTATTATGATGGAAGAATTCGAAAAGATTTAATTCCAAAAATAAATATGCAAGCTCATATGAATATTACAAAATCAAAATTAGTATACAAAAAATATATCACTGTAGATGGAAGATATGAAGATTGCGAACATCGTGCATTTCATATTCAAGCCAGACAAAATAGTGGTGCAAGAATAATGATTTCTCCAGAAATACTTTTTAATTAATAACAAATACTTTTTTTAAATACTTTTTTTAATTAAAAGTATTTAAATTTATTTAATTAAAAGTATTATATTTTAAATATGATGTAGAAAAAAATACTCTACGATTATAATTATAACCAGCTAAATGTACTATAAATGCTTTATCTGTTAATCCATATTTAGATTTATTCTCAATAGTATTACTGTTTACATCACATTTATTATCCTTATGTAAAGGAAAAATTTGTAAAATTCCATATGGAATTATTATACTATTAACTTTTAATCCATATAAATTTTTATCATACATATATCTAAGAGAACCTTGATCTAAAATATGATATGAATTATTACGTATAATATTTTTATTAGTATACCATTGTTTTAAAATTTCAACACTAATAGGTGATTTTTTTACTATAATAACTCCAGTATTAATATCACATTCATTTACTTTATTTAAATCTGCACTTAAAATAAATAATTTATCCGAATGTTCATTTAT